CCTTCGCGGCATGGAAGAACACCGCGCTCGGCGGCAACCGATTCGGCTACTTCTGCTGGGATCCAGACGCCAGCCCGGCGGCCTCGACCGACGCGGCGAGCAGCTTGGGCCAGATCTTCAAGGCCAACGGCGATTCCGGCACGCTGCTCATCTCGGAGGTCGCCGCCACGATCGACACCGGCCTCTGCGCCTTCGCGCTCGGCTTGGCGGCGGCGATCAACTACGAGCAGACCAACGGCCGCACCGACTTCGACTTCCGCGCCCAAGCCGGCATCACCGCCAACGTCACCGACCCGACGACGGCGGCGAACCTCACCGCCAACGGCTACAACTTCTACGGCGCCTACGCGGCGGCGAGCAGCAACTTCATCTGGTTCCAGACCGGCCAGATCACCGGCCCGTTCAAGTGGGCGGACAGCTGGCAGACGCAGGTCTGGCTCAACACGTTCTTCCAAGTCCAACTGCTGACGCTGTTCCAGAACTCGCTGTCGGTGCCGTTCACGAGCGCCGGCGTCAGCCTGATCGACGGAACCTGCCAGACCGTCATCAACCAAGGCCTCGCCTTCGGAGCCTTCGCCCCGAACACGCTGACCCCGGGTCAGATCGCGCAGGTCAACAACGACGCCGGGGCGCCCATCGCGACCGCCCTCCAGACGCAGGGCTACTACCTGCAAATCATCATCCCGGACCAGACCGTTCAGGCCGCGCGCGGGCCGTGGCCGATCACGTTCTACTGGATCGACCGCAACTCCGTGCAGTCGATCAACCTCAGCAGCGTGCTGGTCCAATAAGGAGCGTCCGAGATGTCGATCACGTCAGCAGACGCCGTCTTGACCTTCACGCAGGCGGTCCTGTTCTCGACGCCGCAGCAGCTGCAGAACTTCGCCGTTGACGACATCTACGACACCGACCAGATCAAGTCGATCGAGGCGCAGATGGGGGTCGACGGCAACCTGTCGTTCGGCTTCGTGTTCGTCCCTGTGATGCAGAACTTCAACCTGATGGCGGACTCGCCGTCGATCTCGATCTTCGAGCAGATATTCGGCGCGCAGCAGGCCGCGAAGACGGTCTATCCGATCAACGGAAGCATCCTGCTGCCGTCGCTGGGCAAGAAGTACATCATGACGAACGGCGGGCTGAGCGGCTACAAGCCGACGCCTGACGCCAAGCGCGTCCTCCAGGCGATGAAGTTCCAGGTCACTTGGCAGTCGGTGCTCCCGGCCCCGGCGTGATCCCATGAGCAGGGAAACGGTCATCGTCCGCGTCCCCGAGTTTCCCGGCACGCGGAACCGGGACAAGGACAAGCTCTACAGGATCACGGAGTGGGACTCCGCGAGGGCCGAGAACTGGGGCCTCCGCATGATGTTCGCCGCCAACAACGGCGCCGGCCAGCTCCCGCTGGACTGGTCCGGCATCGGCATGGAAGGCATCGCGATCCTCGGCATCAACACCTTCCTCCGCGGCACCAGCGATCCCGGCACCATGATCCCGCTGCTCGACGAGCTTTTGCAGTGCGTGAAGATCGTCCGCGACCCCAAGAATCCTCACATGGCGTTCGACCTTGTCAGCGAGGACGACATCGCGGAGGTGGCCACGAGGATGTGGCTGAGGGGGGAGGTCCTCACGCTGCACCTAAATTTTTCCGTGAGCGCGGCAGTATCCGCGCTCTACAAGAAGATCATGATGAAGCCCCCGCCGGACTCCTCCGACCGGTCAACGTCGCAGCCAGAGTCTACCTCGTAGTCCGGAGCGGGCTGGCGACGCTGCATGAGCTGCAGACCGTTTACGGCCTCCGCGACCTCTACGATCTGATCGAACTCGCCGCCGTGGAGGCGTACAACAAAAACGTCTTGGACAAGCGCGCGGCGAAGAAGGCGGGATGAGATGTCGGTCATCGATGAGCTGGTCGTCATGGTTGGCCTCGATCCCTCCAACTTCGAGGAGGGGCAGAGGACGCTTGAACAAGACCTCAACAAGAGCAGGCGGTCGCTGGAGAGTTTCGGGCGAGACTTCGAGATCAGCGGCGCAAAAATCTCTGAGGTGTTCAGCTTTCTGAGGCGCGGAGCGGCCGGACTCGTGGCCGGCTTCATCGGAGGAGAGGCGGCGTCGTTCATCGACAAGATAGCCACGATGGACGCCCACACCGGACGCCTCGCACATTCGATAGGAATGGCAACCCACGAACTGTCGGTGTGGGGGAACATGGTCAAGGAGGTCGGCGGCAACCAAGGCGACGCCGACGCCGCGTTCGCCGGCCTGAACGACATGTTCCAGCAGATGCGGATGGGCAACGCGAGGCCGAGTTCGGGGTTCGCGCGACTTCTTAATACGGCCAGCGTTGATTGGAGACGGGAGTCACCAGACCAAGCGCTGATGAAGATCATGGAATCTCTGCAAGGACAATCGCCGCGGGACCAGAGATTTTGGCTTCAGCAGATTCCAGGCGTCGGCGGCAACGAGAACATGATGTTCTTGCTGCTCGAAGGCATGAAAAACTTGGCGAAATTCCGCGAGGAAATCGAGAAATGGGGGGCAGCAACGAAAGAGAGCGTCGCCGACGCGGAGGACCTTCAATCGAAACAAGCGCAGTTGAGCACGGCTTTGGACAACCTTGCCAGATACGGCTTCCCCGCGCTGACATTTGCGGCCAACGCGCTGCTGACCCTGTTCAAAACCATCGGCGCCATCTTCAGCGGCGAGCTTTACAAGGCTCCCGACGCCCGAGCCGGCATCAAGAACGACCGCGGCTTCTGGTACGACTTCACCAAGGTCATCGTCGGTCCCAAGGCGGCCGAGGAAACGTTCGGGCCGTCGCCTTCGGCATCAACGCCGGGGCCGCCCGCAACTGCCAGCACCGGCACCCGCGGCGACCGCAACAACAATCCCGGAAACGTGAAATACACCGCGACGACGCGTTCCTACGGCGCGACAGGTCAGGATGCCGGCGGCTTCGCGATCTTTCCGGACTGGGACACCGGTGCCAACGCGGCGGGACGCCTTCTCCACGATCAATACCAAGGCCTGACTTTGGCGCAGATCCAGAAGCGATGGGTCGGAAACCCTGACAGCAGTTACCTCGGCCAGATGATGAAGTCGACCGGACTCGGGGCTGGAGACGTGCCAAACCTGAACGACAACGCGGTCATAATGGCGCTGATCCGCGGCATGATGAAGGGGGAAGGAACGCACGTCTTGGACGCCGGCAGCAAGTCTGGCGGTGCCGGCAACAAGACGAGTTCGGTCACCATCGGAAGCATCACCGTCACGTCCAGCAAGGCCGATCCAGCCGCGGTGGCCGACCAGATCCCAGACTCCATCAAGCGCTATTCCATGCTCAGCGGCATCAACACGGGGCTGGTTTGATGACAGACATCCCCGACGTTCCCGGCGTGCCGCCGCTCAACAGCTACGGGGCCAACGACGTCGTTCTGCTCCTCGCCGACGTCGTCTCCGAGATACTCGGATTCTTCGCGCCGCAGTGGGGCATCTACCTCGACGGCTTCCCGGTGCTGACGTACGACAGCCAGATCGGCTTCAACTACTCGCAGGACTGGAAGGTCTCCACCTATCCAGTCGAGCAGGGGTCGTTCCAGACCTATAACAAGGTTCAGATGCCGTCCGAGATCCGCTGCCGGTTCTCCGCCGGTGCCGGCACGCTGAACCGGCAGGAGATGCTGCAGTCCGTCGACGCCGTCATGAGCACGACGGAATTGTACGACGTCGTGACGCCGGAGAACGTCTTCCTCGGCTACAACTTCACGCACCGCGACTACGACCGCGAGGCGGCGAACGTCGGCCTCGTCGTCGTCGACCTCTGGCTCACCGAAGTCTTGGAGACGGCGACGGCGCAATTCCAATCCACGCAAAGTCCGGTCACGGCCGGGCAGGTCGGCGTCGGCAACGCTGCGGCGCCGCCGACGGACCAATCGACCCAAAGCGCCGTCACCTCGGCGGGGATAGGCTGAGATGCAGACCATCCAAGCGCAGGCCGTCCCCAATCAACAGCTGACCTGCCAGCTCGGCAGCCAGTCGGTGACGATCACGATCGCGCAGTACGCCTATGGACTCTTCATGAGCGTGGCCGTCGCCGGGGAGCCGGTCATCAACAGCGTGCTTTGCCAGAACCGCAACCGCATCGTGCGGTCGGCCTACCTCGGCTTCGACGGCGATTTCTCGTGGTACGACACGCAGGGTGCCAGCGACCCGGTCTTCAACCAAATCGGGACGCGCTTTCTTCTCCTCTACCTTTCCGAATCCGATTTGGCCGCCGCGGCATGACGCAGCAGATCACGATCAACGCGCCGTCGCCGCCGCTATCGACGGCGCCGGCGACGTTCGCCAGCCAGCCCAGCTTCACGCAGAAGCTGCTGAATTTCTTGGTGAGCGTTCCGTCCGACGCCCAAAACAACCAGATAACGTCGTTTGCCGAGGCCCAGAGCACGGCGCAGCCTGGCACCTACAACTTCTTGGGATACCGGTCGCGGGTCAGGATCAGCAACGCCAGCGCTCCGAGCGCCAGCTTCGCCGACATATCGATATACGGGCTTTCGCAAAGCTTGATGAACCAGCTGGCCACGCTCGGGGTCGTGATCAACTCCGTCTCCAAGAACAGCATCATCGTCAGCGCCGGCGCCTCCAGCGTTTCCGACGCTTCGTCGCTCAACGCGGTGCAGGTGCCACCGACGGGGTTCCCGGTCGTCTTCGGCGGCACGTTCTGGTTCGCCTTCGGCGACTACAACAGCATGCCAGACGTCCCCTTCCGCATCACCGCGTACGGCGGACTCATCGACGCCGTCCAGTCGGCGGCGCCGAGCAGCTTCACCGGGCCGACCTCGATAGTCTCGATCATGCAGGGGTTCGCGCAGAAGCTCGGCGTTCCGTTCGAGAACAACGGCGTCACCGGCTCGATCTCCAACCCGTACTTTCCCGGCACACTGCTCCAGCAACTTTATCAGGCCGCCGAGCACGCCTTCATCCACGCCCAGCTCGTCGACGGCGGAACGAAATTGGCGATCTGGCCGATCGGCGGCTCCCGCACTTCTCAAACCAACGTTCCCCTGATCTCGCCCGACACCGGCATGATAGGCTATCCTTCCTTCGCGCAGAACGGGTTCCTCGTCGTGAAGATGGTCTTCAATCCGGACGTCGTCTTAGGCGGCAACATCCGAGTCCAAAGCGACATCCCGCAGGCCAACAAGACGTGGAACGTCTTCAGCCTGGACCTCGCTCTTGATTCCTTGATCCCGGACGGGGACTGGATGGCGACCGCGGTGTGCCAGCCCGTCGGCGTCAACGCGGGCGTTCCGCCGGCGGTGAAATCGTGAGCGACGCCTTCGGTTACGGCCAAGTCGGTCCCGACGACGGCGCCTCCGACCTCAACGCCATCGCGCGCGTCGTCAAGCAGATCATCGCCCGCATGGACATCATGAAGCTGGTCAAGGTTGTCGCCGTGCATCCGGGCACCGGCTCGCCGGCGTCGCCGGCCACCGTCGATGTCCTGCCGCTGGTCAGCCAGATCGACGGCAACGGGTACGCCGTCGCGCACGGCACGATCTTCGGCCTCCAGTGCTGGCGCTTCCAGTTCGGGCCTTGGGCGATCATCGCCGACCCCGCCGTCGGCGACGTCGGCTACGTGATCTGCGCCGACCGCGACTCGTCCACGGTCGCCAAGAACCTCGGCCAATCGGTCACCCCCGGCTCGCGGCGCCGCTACAACGTCGCCGACGGCGTCTACGTCGGCGGTTGCCTCAACGCGGTGCCGGCGGCAACGATCTGGCTCAAATCTGACGGCACCTTGGCCTTCGCCGACAAGCCGGGAAATGTGCTACAGACCTCGGCGACCGGAATCGCGGTCACCACGGCCGCCGGGGGAGACTTCACGGTGAACGGTATCAGCGCGACGATGCACACCCACGCCGTCACCGCCGCCCCGGGCGAGACCGGGCCTCCGGTGGGATGAGGGCAAGATGGCATCGACGCTTTTGCTCGACATCGGAACTTGGGACCTCGTCGTCGACGCCAACGGCAACATCGCCGTGGCCTCGGAACCGTACAGCTTGGCGCAAGACGCCGCCTCGGCGATAAAGCTGTTCCTCGGCGAGTATTACTGGGACACGACCATCGGCGTGCCCTGGAAGACGCAGATTTTGGGCCAGGCGCCGTCGATCGCGCTCCTCAAGGCGCAGCTCGAGGCCGCGGCCGAAACGGTGCCTGACGTCGCGTCGGCGCAGGTCTTCATTGCATCGTTCGACAACCGCGCCTTGGCCGGCCAAGTCCAGGTCACTGCGGTCTCCGGCCAGACCTCGTACGCCAACTTCTCGGTTGTCCAACCGCAGGGAACCGGCTGATGGCGAACGTCGGAACGACTTCAGTTCCAGCCATATCGTGGGGGGCCAACGGCCCGCAGGCGCCGTCGGCGCCGGCGATCCTTGCCGGCGTCCAACAGGACTACAACGTCGCCTTCAACGTCACATTCAACTGGAATGGCTCGACCCCGCAGGGCCAATTGGCATCCAGCACCGCGGCGGCGATCAACGACTCGAACCAATACGTCCTCTACTACGCGACGCAGATAGATCCGGCCTATTCGACGGGCAGGATGCAGGACGCCATCGCCCGGCTCAGCTTCCTCGAGCGCCTGCCGGCGGAGCCGACGGTGCTCCAGATCAACTGCAACGGCACCAGCGCCGCGATCCCGGCCGGGCCGGCGAGCTACGGCGTCGTCATCGATCCCTCGGGTAACCTTTACCAGTGCACCGGGGCCGGCACGCTCCCGGCCGGCGGCGGCACGATAACGCTGGCGTTCGCCTGCACGGTCCCGGGGCCGATCCCAATCCCTGCCTCGGTCAAGATTTACCAGTCCATCCCGGGATGGGATTCGGCCACTCTGGTCTCCGGCGTCGTCGGCCAGAACACGGAAACGTCGCAGCAGTTCGAGCAGAGGCGGCAGCAGTCCGTCGCGGCCAACGCCGTCAACTCCAACACCGCCATCTTGGGCGCCGTGCTCGGCGTGCCCGGCGTCCTCGACGCCTACGTCATCGACAACCCGACCCCGGACGGGCTGGACATCGGCGGCGTTCTGATCATCCCCAACTCTGTCTACGTCGCCGTCACCGGCGGCTCCGCCGCCGCCGTCGCGCAGGCGATATGGTCGAAGAAGCCGCCCGGAATCGCGATGAACGGCGGGACCTTCGTCACGGTGGAGGACAAAAACCCGGCCTACTCGCCGCCGTACCCGTCCTACAACATCTTGTTTCAGATACCGAGTCCGCTGCCGGTCTACTTCAACATCGTCATCCAGAACAGCGCGTCGGTGCCGGCAGACGCCGTCACGCAGGTGCAGAACGCCATCATCAACGCCTTCAACGGGGCCAACTCCGGCGCGTCTTTCACCGCATCGATCTCCGGGACGGTGATGACCGTCACCGCCGTGGCGTCGGGCACCGTCGCCGTCGGCCAGTCCGTCTCCGGAGCCGGCATCGTCCCCGGCACGAAGATCGCGTCGCTGATCAGCGGCGTCGGCAACGCCGGCACCTACACGGTGAGCTTGCCGCAGAACGTCACCTCGACCGCGATGACGTCGAACCCGGCGACGAACCTTCCGGTGCCGCCGCGGGCGCGCATCGCCTCCACGATCTACGCCAGCCAGTACACCGTGCCGGTCGCCGCGCTGGGGTCTTGGGCCTCGGTGAAGTCCGCCACGGTCGGCTCCGCCAACACCGGCAACATAGTGGTCGGATGGATCGCCGGCACGACCTTGACGGTGACGGCGGTGACGTCCGGCGGCCCCATCGCCGTCGGCGACTGGATCACCGGCTTCGACGCCGCGTCCAACATCATGGTCGGCACGACGATCACGGCCTTCGTCAGCGGGTCCGGCGGCGTTGGCACCTACACCGTCAGCGCCTCGCAGACCGTGGCCGGGGCGGCGTTCACCGGCAACGCCTCCGGCGCCAACCTCACGGCATCGGCGGTCACCGGAACCATCGCCGTGGGCGACATCATCACCGGCACCGGGGTGCCGACCAACACCGCGATCCTGAGCCAGACCAGCGGCACGCCCGGCGGCGCCGGAGTTTACGTCACGTCCCTCGCGACGACGGCGTCGAGCGCGTCGCTCCGGGCCAACGTCCGTATCGTCGACGTCGCGGCGAACCAGAACATAGTTCCGGTTGGCATCGCGCAGGAGCCGACCATAGCGGCCTCCAACATCAGCGTGGTCTTCTCGTGAGCGGGCCTCCCTATCCGAGGTACAACCTGGGAGCCGCGCCGGGACAGAACTTCATCGGCGGCTTCGTCATCGGGTTCTCGCCGATCGGCGACGTCGCGCCGTTCGACGTCTGGACGACGATGATCAGTCAATACAGCAACAGCTCGATCATCGACCAGCTCTGCACCAACATGGCGCAGTACGTCGACGAGACCGAGAACATGGACCTGTTCTACGACACGATGTGGAACGTCGACACTGCGGTGGGGTACGGCCTCGACGTGTGGGGCCGCATCGTCGGCGTCGGCCGCGTCCTCGCCCTCCCCGTCGTCGGCGGCGACTACCTGGGATTTCAGGAGGCCGGCGATCCGACGGAGCGCACCGGCTTCGGGCAGGGGCCGTTCTTCTCCGGCGAAACCGTCACCAACAACTTCACCCTCACCGACGCCGCCTACCGCCCGCTGGTGCTGGCGAAGGCGCTGGCGAACATTTGCGACGGGTCGATCCCGTCGATCAACCAGCTCCTCCTGAACTTGTTCGCCGGGTTGGGAAAGTGCTATGTGGCGGACGGACTCAACCTGACGATGACCTACACCTTCGATTTCGTGCTCAGTCCGGTGCAGCGTGCGATAGCGCTCTCGGGAGTGCTCCCGAGGACGTCTGGGGTTTCAGTGTCGATTTCGGCGCCGACGTAACGGGGATGAGAATGCGAACAGCGCGCAACGTCATCATCGCCCTGCTGGCGGCGTGGACCGCCATCGGCACCGCGCACGCGATGAACTACTCTTCCATCCCGACCAAGGTGCCGACGACGTGGGGCAGCACGGCGCCGGGTTCCAACATCACCTGTCCGATGCCGATCCCGTCTCAGATATCCATCACGCCGGGGCGCGCCTCCTGGAGCGACGGGTTCCCGCCGGTCACCTTCCTGCCGCCGAACGTCGGCGGCGTGCCGCCCTCCGGGCAGGACTTCAACGGCGTCCTCTGCCAACTCTCGCAGTGGACGCGGTGGCAGGGCGCCGGCGCGCAGGTTCTCTACGATCCCAGCTATTCGACGGCGATCGGCGGCTATCCGGCGTGGGCCATGCTGGGCAATGCCTCCACCCCGGGCTGCGTCTGGATTTCAACCGTCGACGGCAACACCAGCGATCCAGACACCGGCGGGGCGAACTGGATCAACACCTGCACGCCGGCCGTCGGCGGCGTGCTGACCGGAAACCTGCCGAATCCCGGCATGGCCCCCGGCGTTGCCGCGGCCAACGTCGGAACCCTCGGCGGCTCCTTGGCGGGAACGTTGCCCAACGCGACCATCGCGGCCAGCGGTGTCGGCGCGGGGAGCTACGTCAACGCGAACATCACCGTCGCGGCCGACGGCCGGGTCACCGCGGCGGCCTCCAACCCGCCCACGATCCCCGTTCCGCAGTTCAACACGGCGTCCATCACGGCCACGGGATCGTTCACGTTCACGACGCCGTCGAACAGCACGACGGCGACGGCCTACAAGATGACCCTCACCGGCCCAGGCGGCGGAGGTGCCAACATCAGCACCGGGGGCGGAGGCGGGGCCGGAGCCACGTGCACGGCAACGTTCTCCGGGATCGGCCCAAGCGTCAACCTTTCCGGATTCATCGGCCCCGGCCCTGCGGCGACCGCCACCGGTTCGGCGAGTTCTTTTTCTGACGGCCCCACCACGTGGACCGCCGGGCCTGGCGGCGGCACGACGACCGCCACGGACGGCGCCGGCGGCACGGCCAGCTCGAACTGCGACCTTCGCATCGCTGGCGGCGACGGCAGCACGGGGTCGTCCAGCACGGCCCAAGGTCAGGGAGGCGCCTCGTTCTGGGGCGGTGGCGGAGCGTCGTCCGGCACCGGCGCGAGGGCGGGCCAGGCGTACGGTTCTGGCGGCGGCGCCGGCGCGACCGGCGGTGCCGGCGCCCAAGGCGTCGCGGTCTTCGAGTGGGTTTTGTGATGATGAAAAAGATCGCCGCCGCGCTCTGCTTCGTCGCCGGCTTGTGGGCAAGTTCGGCGGCGGCGCAGTCCGGCTGCCAATACATCGCCTACGGTGCCGTGCCCACGCCGGGGCAGTGGCAGTTCTGCTTCCAGCAGAAGCTGGACAACTCCGGCTTCGTGCCGATCAACCCCGCCAACATTGTCGGCGTCGCCCCGATCACCATCACCGGGGTGGGCAACCAGTATTATTGGGGCATCAACGCGGCGACGAACACCACGCTGGGCGCGGCGCGCTGCGACGGCACGACCACGATCTGCGTCGGCGGCGTCATCATCGCCACCGGCAACCTGTCCCTGGCGGTTGGCGATCCCATAGCCGGATGCGCGGCGGGCTTCGCCCTGTACGCCAACAACAGCGCCATGCTGGCCTGCCAGCCGTTTCCCGTGCGCAGCGTCGCCAACGCCGACGGGTCGATCACGGTCTCGGCGGCGTCCAACAACGTGACGGTCGGCATCAACGTCGACCATGCCAACCAATGGACGGCGCCGCAGGCCACGGCACCGTCGACGGCCCAATGGGCCGGCCTGAACATCGGCGTCGGCGTCGCCCCGAACTCACCGAACGGCGGCGCCATCTGGAACACGTCGTCGGGCCAGTTCGACCAGATCGGCGGGGTGACATACCAAGCGGTCTTGGCGCCGATCCTTCCGGCCGGGATCAGGGCCGGCAACGGCGTCCGTCTCGTCTCCGGCGGCTCCTCCGGCATCATCGCCGGCGTCGCCGTCCGTCTCGTCTCCGGCGGCTCCTCCGGCATCATCGCCGGCGTCGCCATCCGCGTGCTGACAACAAGCCCGCAGACTTATCCGTGCGGCGCCGGAGTTCCGGTCGTCGGCGCTGCCATCGGTGTCGACTGCGGAACCGCCGCGCTGGGAACGGCAGCCTACACCGCCGCGGGAACCGGGCTGGCGATCTCCGGATCGAACCTGAACTCCAACGCGGTCACCTTCATCGACTTCCCGGCCGTGCTCACGACAACGATGAGCGGCAAAGCCGGGTTCTACAAAGTCTCCAAGGCGTCGACCGTCGACAACATCGAGTTCTCCGCGCTGTCGTTCACCGGCACGACGGCCACGATCACGCTCTACGAGTGCGGCGTCAGCACGACGTGCTCGGCGCCGACGACGATCGGGACGGCGACGATCACGACCAGCGGGACCGTGGCCGACGGAACGGTCAGCAGCGCGTCGATCACCGCCGGCGACTACGTGGCGTGGGCCGTGGCGGCGGGCACGTTCACGGCGGTCTCCGTCCAAGGTACCGCACAACTTCACGCGAACTGAGGTATAGAAGGCCATGATGATTCTCGGTTGGTTGGTCGCGCTGTTCGTCTCGATGGGGGCCGTCGGTCCGGCGTCGGCACAATGCGCCACGGTCAACTGCACGGTGTCGGTCACCGACACGCAGCGCACCGTCACCTCGGCCTACACCGTCGGCCAGAGCAGCAACGACGACTGCGGCATCCATCTCATGGCTGGCGGCGGCGCGGTCTACGCGATCACGGCGACGGCGGCGAGCGGGTACACCTGCAGCGGCGGCGGCAACTACGTCGTCAAGATCACGAACACCGACACCTCGTTCGCGAAGATAATGGCGATCACCGGACTCCTCACCGGCACCAACCCGAACGTGCTCCTGCCCGGCCAGACCGAGGAGATCACGTCGAACGGCACGAACTGGATCATCACCAAGGGCGCCCTCTCCAATGCGCCGACGATCGACGTCGACAACGGCGCCGGCACCGACAGCACGTCGTGCGGCACCGGCACCGGGGCCAGCGCCTGCAAGTCGATCGGGCAGGGGATCACCAACGCCTACGCGATGACCACGGCCTCCGCCGTCACCCTCTCCGTGGCCGACGGCACCTACAGCACCAGCACCAACACCGTCACCGGTCAGAGTCCGGGGCGGCCGATTCTGATCACCATAAACGGCGATTCCGGAACGCCGAGCAACGTCGTCGTCGACGGCGGCGGCGGCACGGCTTGCTTCGAGGCCTTGGGATACGGTCAGATGCTGGTCGAAAACCTTCAAGTGCAGAACTGCGCCCTGGAGATCGCGTCGACCGACGTCTTCACCTATGCCGCCGTCGGCAACGTCGTTTTCGGGGCATGCTCGTCGGCGAGTTCCGGCGTGCAGATGTATGCTTCGCGCTTCGGATACGTCCAGATCGTCGCGCCCTACACCATCACGGCGTCGACCAACTGCTCGAGCCACATGCAGGCCAGCCACCACGGCAACTTCCGGGCCGCCACCGGAGGTGGAACGGTCGGCAACATCATCAACAACCTGTCGTACAGCCAGGCCTTCGCCGACGCGGAGGAGCTGGGCGACCTCACCTTCACGACGTACTCCGCCTCCCCGTTCGCGCTCAACGGCCACACGGTGACCGGGCCGCAGTGGCAGGTCAGCAGCGGCGGCATGATGCAGACCCTGGTCCAAGGTCCGGGATTCTTTCCGGGGTCCACGAACGGGACGCTCATCGGCGACGGGAGCTTCAACGGATCAACCCACGTCGGCACGTCGATCAACACCGGCGGCGGCACCTCCCCCACCATCACCGGCAACGACTTCGACGGCATGGTCACCGAAGGAGCGGGTTCGACCGGGATCGTCATCGCGTTCGGTTGGCCGTTTGACAGCGCCCCGGTGTGCACGGTCATTTACGGCGCCGGCGGCGTCGCGGCCCCCGCCTCGGTAGTTTACACCACGAGCACGTCTGCGTTGGGCATCACGCACGCCGCCGGGGCGTCGTCGTTTGCCTACCACTGTCACGGCGGGTGATGCCGATGACCAACCGCCCGTACTGCATCGACATATTTCATGGCGACGACGTCATTGATGTGCCGGGCCGGCCGCTCGCCGGCTTCGCGCAGGTCAAGGCGCAAGGCATCGCCTTCCTCGATCACAAGGCCAGCCAAGGCCCGCTGAAGACGGGCTGGGATCCCCGTTGCGCGGCCAGACGCGCGGCCTGGATGACCGGCGGCCAGATCTCGGTCACCGACGTCGACGGCGCCGCGTTGTTGCTGCCGCCGCGCTTCGGCTTCTACCATTTTAACGGAACCGCCGGCGCCGCCGCGGAGGCCGCCAACTTCATCGCCGCGGTCAAGGCCGCCGGCTTCCAGGCCGGCGACGATCTCTGCCTTGACTGGGAGGACATCGGCGCCTCCGGCTATCAGCAGCCGGCCTTGTGGGCCGACGATTTCTGCAAGGCCGTCGAGGACTGGTGCCAGTTTCCGATCAAGGTCTACGGCGGCGACGCCCCGCGCGAGCAGCTGCAGAGGGCATCCTCCGCCGTCGTCGACAGTTTTGCCACCCGCCGGCTTTGGGCCTGCCAGTACGGCACCTACCGGGCCAACGAGATACCGCTGCCGTGGGCCGAAAGCGGTCCAGAATACTGGCAAGACGACGGCGACAACAGCGGTCCCGGGCCTCACACGATACCCGGCATTTCCGGGTACTGCGACAACTCCACCGTGGTCGGCGCGATGACCGTTGCCAAATTGGCTGAAAAATGGGGATGCGTGTCTCCGGCGCCCGTCGCGTGACCGCGATTCTGGCATTCCGCATCTCGCTCATCCTGATCGCCGCCGCCATGCAGGGTTCCGGCATCATCCTGCTGGGCCACTGAATGGCGGGCGTTCTGCAGTTTCCGCGCGGCGGCAGATTGAACAAGCCGAAGGTCGGCGCCGAATCCGCCCTGATAATCATCCTCCCCGTCGTTCGCATCGAGCGCGTCGCCGCGGAACCGCCGCCTCGCCCGAGGAAGGGCAAGAGGCGGCGGGTCGTTTTGGGGCTATGAGAGCCGCAAACGGCGGGCTATAGGAAGTGCGGGCACTTCACAGAATCAACGCGCGGAGAACTCCCGATGACCGCATCCCAAGACGATTACTCCGTCGGCACGGCAGCGCTGGCCGCGGTCGTGCAGGCCGACATCGGCGCCGACGTCCCCAAGTTTTTCCAGAGCGAGATCCCGCAGGGCGTCGTCACGCAGTTCAACGCCGCCGGCGCCAAGGCCGTGATCGACGCCGTGGACGCCGCCCGTGCCGCGCGCGCAGCGCCGGCGCCGTGAATCTCCGGGGCATCATAATCGCCGCCGCGATGTTGGCCGCGGTCTCTGCCACCGACGCCGAGATCGGCGCCTGCACCGGCGACGCCCTCAACTACTGCTCGGCGGCGATCGGCGGCGGCCCTTCCGCAGTCCGCGCCTGCCTCGACGCCCACCGCAAGGTCATCAGCAAGGAGTGCGCGGCCGTGATGGCCAGGCACCGGTCTCAGGGAAGCTGATCATGATCAGGAAAGTCGTCATCGGGATCGTCTTGGCCGCGGCCCTTGTCGGACCGGCTTCGGCGCAGTTTGCCGAGGCATCGCACAACGTCGCGCCGTCGCCTGAACTCACGGTGCAGGCCGTTCCCGGCGTCACTCCGATCGGCTCGCCGGTGATCGTCAGGCCGGCCGACGACAACACGATCGCCATCGGCCAGATCTTCGGGCAACTGCTGGCGCCGTACGTCACCGCCGCCGTCGAGGCGCTGGTCGGGACGGCCTTCGGCTGGATCTTCTGGCTGCTGAAAACCAAGCTCAACATCAACATCGATGCCGAGCACCGCGCCTCGATCACCGCCGCGGCCCAGCGCCAGGCGGCGTCGCTCGTCGCCGACGGCGCCGTCTCCGTCCGGGGAAAGACCATCACGGTCAACAACGAGGCATTGGCCGCCGCGGTCAGCGCGGCCAGCAACGCCGCCGGCGACGCCGTCAAGCATTTCGGGATCACGCCGCAGTCCCTCGCCGACCGCATCGTTGACATGATCCCGCAGGTTCCCGCCGCCGCGCCGGTTGTCAGCGCGGCCATCGCCGCCGCCCCGGCCGAGATTCCAGCCCCGGCCGCGCCGGCCGCCGCCAAAGTCTGACCCGTTCCAGAGAGCAACAAGGAGTCGCCCCAACATGACCAACCTCGCCAAGACGGCCAGCATCCTGCTCGCCGTGCTCGTACTCTCGCTTCCCGCCTCGGCGGAGACCGCCAAGAAGTCGGCGGCATCGTCGTCGTCCGGAAAGCTCACCTCGACGCAGGTGCAGCAGAACCCTCTCCTGCTACTGCAGCAGTTCAGCGCCGCTGACCTCACGGCTGCGCTCGCCGACGCCAACGCGCAGACGCCCCCCGACGTGACGTCGGCGCAGTGCTACACCGCGCTCCTCGCCCTGGTGCAGAGCCCGATCAACAGCCCGCTTCCCGCCGGCCCCGGCCTCTTCCAAGCCCTGCAGAAGGCGCGCGACGTGCAGTCCTTCATCTCCAACCTGCAGTCGTCGAACGGGCCGCTGGCCGGCCTCAACATCGCCTGCGCTCCGTTGCTGATGAACGTGAACGCCGTCCTGCTCCAGCTCGGCATCACGACCGGCCTCGTCGCCGGCACCGGCGGCCTAGCCCTTCCGGCGCTGCCGTCGCTCGGCGGCCTGCTCACGCTGCTGCCGAAGTAATCAGCGAACCGCGCGGAGGGCCGGATGCTCGCGCTTCCGACGGACGCGGAGCTGGTTGATCTTTGCGCCGCGACCTACGCGCCGGCCGCGGTGCCGTACATCGCCGACATCAACCAAGCCATGCGCGTGTTCCTCACCACGCGCGCCGACGGCCTCAACATCATCGCCGTTGAGGGCACGCACAACAGGCTCGGCTGGATGCTCGACCTCTTCAGCGTCACGGTCGCCGACCAGCAGGGCCTCAGCAACGTCTCTCTCGGCTTCATCCACGCCGGATTTTACGCCGCCGCAGTGAGCGCTTTGACGAGGATCGCCTTGGTGGCGTCGCGCGGTCCCTACGCGATCTGCGGCCACAGCCTTGGCGCCATAGAGGCGATCCTGATCGGCGCCATGTTGATCCAGGACGGCCTGCCGCCGGTGAAGATCGGGGCCTTTGCGCCACCTCGCGGAGGTGGCGACGGCCTCGTCAAAGTCGCCACCTCGGTTCCGCTGTGCGCTTACAGATTCGGGAACGATCCGGTTCCAGACGTCCCGTTCACCATTCCCGGATTCCCGTTCCGGCAAGTTCCCCTGACCGCGGTCGGCGCGCCGATGGTCGACGCCTTCCAATGTCACAACATCGCCAATTACGTGGCGGCGGTGCACGCGGTTGTCCCAGGACATGCCGCAGGTGCGGCAGAATCGTGATATGCGACTTGCTGGCACAAGGGGTTGGAACGACAGGGCCATGGAAACGTTTCTCCTGCACATCGGCGTCAACCCGACCGACATCTTCGCCGGCTTCACCGGCGGCATGCTCGCCGGTCTGGTCAGTTCCGGGTCGCGGCCGAACGTGTGGTCGCTTTTCTGCACGATAGTCGTCGGCACCGGCGCCGCCGCTTACTTGGGACCTTTCGCGCCGCTCTACGTCGGGGCGAAGCCGAGCGCCGGAACGTCGTTCATCATCGGCCTCGGCGGCATGCCGATCTGCCAGGCGATTATCAAGGGCGCGGCGCGATTCAAGTGGTCGCCGATGGAGCGCAAGCTCGATGGAGAATGAGATGTTCGACGTCGTGGCCTACTTCCTCAGCCCGGAGCAGATCAGGGCGACCGTGGTCATAATGGAGGTTCTGTCCGCCGTTTTGATCGGTCCGCTCTTGGCCTTTGCGGTGACCGAAGGGGCCGGGATCAGATGTTTCTTCGCTTTGGTGCGGCTGGTTCAGCGCGTCGTCCTCGTCCTCTTCAGCATCTCCCTCATGTACAACGCGATGGGGATCGTCGTCAGCGGGATCACGCCGAGCGGTTCTGCGGTCCTCATCATCTTCTGCATCTTCGCCAGCACCAGCCTCTCGGCGGTCCGCCACGTCCAAGCGCCGACGGTTCCGGACGCCATGACGTGGCGAGATTTCTGGAAAAACCTCAACGGCGGCATCCGGCCGCCGGCGCGGCCGCGCCGCTGATCCAAGCCACCCTTGGGACCGGGGTGGCATCCCGAACCGCGATGGTCTAAGTTCCGGGAATCGTCAGACCATCCACGGGGGATTTCGCCGATGAAACGATTCCTGATCTCTGCCGCCGTCCTGCTTTCTCTTGGCGCCGCCGCTTCGGCGCAACCAGTTCAGCAGCCTGCCGGTCCCGTCGAGGCCTTCGTCCTCACCATCGCCAACGGAACCGCGGTCATGGTGACTGGCGCGTTCCAAGTCGTGGCGTCGCCGTTCGAACTCGTCCGGCCGGTCTTCTACCAACCGCCTGCCCCGGCGCCATTGCCGCGGCATCGGAAACGCTGATCTCCTGAAATCATGACGCCGATCAAGCCGCTCGCCGCGGCTTTGCTTTGCGCTGTCGTCCTCACGGCATCCGCAAGGGCAGAAACGATCACGTCCGCCGCCGGCGCCAAGGCCACCGTTTCCTCAAAATATGCCGCTCAATTCCAAGCATTGATCCGCGATCTGGAAGCTGCCGGCTCGTCCATAAAATTTATGGGTGGCTACAGACCCGGCGTCTGCGCCCAAGATCACAAACACTCTTGCTCGATGGCCATAGATTTATGCCAATTTCGCCGCGGCGTTGTTGACGCTCGTTGCCGCCTTCCTGGACGCGCGGCGATGTCGGCGATCGCCAAGCGACATAATCTTTTCAGCGGCGGCGACTGGTGCAATTCGGACTACGGGCATGTGGAAGCCGGAGGCAGCACGGCCTGCGGCCACAGTTGGGCATCGAGAGGGGAACTACATGAAGCAGGCAATCATCGTCGCCGTCGCGTTGGCGGTCACGGCTACGCCAGCATTGGCCAGCCGGCATCCGGCGGTCCAGGATCGCCAGACTTTCGTTGACGTCGCCGCGATCCCGCCCTACCCGCTGGACGTTTCGAGGGGCAAGCCTGGACGTCGCGCAGAGTGGACGGCCGCGCCTCAGAGGCGCGCCGTGGCGCGTTCCCGCCACAAGACCCGCAGGCACGCCTCGGCGTCCCCGACGAGGCGCCAGACGGCGCCGCCGCCGCTTCCCGCCCCCGTCGGCCTTCTCGTCGGAATAGTCCAAGGCCTGACCGACGGCCTCGCCGATGAGCTTCACGGCCTCGTCGCCGCCCCGGCTCCGGCCAGGATGGTGGGAACCCTCGACGTCGGTGGCCGCCGGGTCAGGTTCGGCTCCGGCGGGGCGGGCTGGAGCCTGCCCTACGGCGACTGGCCGCTCACCCGCGACGTCGGCAGGTGGGGAGCCAGGCACGGTGCCATCGCCATAAACCACGACGCCACGGTCTGGGACCCGAGGTTGCACCGCTACCGCGAGGGCGTCGAGATCCACGCCGACCCCAACGGCCGCTTGGTCACGGAGGGTTGCCTCGCCGTCGAGCGCGACGACTGGGCCTTCGTCCGCGGCGCCGTACTGGCGATGATGGACGGCGGCCGCGCCTTCCTTCACGTCGACGCCGACGGGGCGAGGATATCGCCGGTGGCCGACAAGGTTGTCGTCGTCAGGATCGTCGATCCGGCGTCCGTCGTTGCGACGGATGACGAGCCGCGCGCGCGGCGCGCGCGCCGCAGGTACGTCCACGCCCGCTACTGGCGGCGCGCCAGAAGGTACGCCGGGGCGTGAGCGTTCTCGCGATCATCGCCGCGCTCGGCGTCGTTGCGGCGGCGCTGCTGCTGTCGTTGGCCGAGGAATCCAATTCCGGGAAGCCGCCAAGTCATCCTTGGCTCGAGACGCCGCCAGACGAGTAAGGGTACCAAATCGTTGTCATCGCGCTTATCTCTTGTAGGATTTAGTATCCGCGATACCAGGCGCCGTAGCCTCGCGGTTAAGTTCGGCCATCTTGTCGTCCAATATACGGTCGGCGCGTTTGAGCGCGGCAGCAAAAATATAGTACGAATCATTGCTGCTAGGAAAAACGCCCTCAGAGCCATCGACGACCAAAGTGCGGATTTGACGCGGCGGTCCTGGATACCAGGTCACCATCACATGGTGATCCATGTAAAGCGTAGCGAGTTCCGAAATCGACATCGGGCTCACATTAACCTTGGTTAGCTCTCCCCTTCTCAAAGGGAATTATATACTTGACTCAGCAAACGGTCTCCTATAGGCTTATTTTACTGGCTTTTCGGAGATTGCGCCATGTCTGCCCTGAACAACCCGATTTTCCAAGACGCTACGAAGGCTCGCCAATGGCTTGAGGCCCATCTGTGGGGCGACAAGCCGGTTTGCGGGTACTGCGGCAGCATCGGCAACGCGACCGCCATGGCGAGCCGTCCGGGTCAATGGCAGTGCAACGCGAAGGAATGCCGGAAGCAATTCACGGTGACGGTCGGCACGCTGTTCGAGCGTTCGCATATCCCGATCAACAAGTGGCTGTTGGCCGCGTTCCTGATGTGCTCGTCCAAAAAGGGCATTTCGGCGCATCAGATGCACCGGATGCTCGGCATCACTTACAAATCGGCGTGGTTCATGATGCACCGCGTTCGGGAAGCCATGCGCGAAGGCAAGTTCCCCGGCCCGATGGGCGGCGAAGGCAAGATCGTCGAGGCCGACGAAACTTGGATTGGAGGCAAGGAAAAGAACAAGCACGTCGGCAAACGCAACAAGCGCAACATCGGCGGCGCTGGCAAGGAAGCGGCATTCTCTCTCGTCGAACGCGGCGGCAAGGTCCGCTCGTTCCATGTTCCAGAGGTCAACGGTAAGACGCTTGGCCCGATCTTGGCCGAACAACTCCATAGCAAGTCGGCGCTGATGACGGACGAAGGTGGCCAATATTATCACGCTGGCAAAAAGTTTGCCCACCACGAAACGATTAACCACAGCGCCGACGAGTACGTTCGCGGCGACGTGCACACCAACACGATTGAGGGCTATTTCTCGATCCTCAAGCGCGGGATCATCGGCACCTATCACCATGTCAGCCAGCAACATTTGAAGCGTTATCTTGCCGAGTTCGATTTCCGGTACAACGAGCGCATGGCGCTTGGCGTGGACGACAAAGAGCGCACCGCCCGCCTGCTCAAGGGCATCACCGGCAAGCGGTTGACCTATCGGAGTACTAACGAAAAACACGCCTAAGCCGAAGGCGCGTCCTTTCGTTCGCTGGCCCAAGAAACAGCCAGACGAACGCGACGACCCTATTCAATTTGAACTGCCATTTGATAGCGGGGACGGGCAATGACGCCCGTCCCCGCCATCGCTATCCTAGAAGCTGCCAAGCAAACTAGGAGCGAATGTCATGACAAGCGAAACTGAAGCTAATTTCCAAAAATATCGTCCAGCGATCAACGAACTAACTGTTGTCCACGCCAAATCACATTACGACAGCGGCGATGAGATACTGAGCCTCAATGGAAAGAGTACGGCCCTATCCCATTTCATTCTGATGCTTGCGACGAAATCTGAGACGTTTGGTCCGTATCTAATGAATGGGGTGTGCGCCCGCGCACTTTGCGCCCTTCTGGTTGCCGAAGGTTTTGGTCCGCAAAAAAAGTAGCGTCTAGCAGCGGTTTCAATCGTTGCTTTTCTTCTGCGTGCACTTTGAGAAGCCAAGCCAAAAACTCAGAAGAAAGTTGATCGTCCATCGTGACAAGCGCCTCCGCGCGCGGTATAAGATTTCCGCGCGGAAGGTATCTGCGATTCTCTACTCTATATTTGATCGGCTCGGATGGCAGTCCGGGCCGATTTCATTTTAGCGCGGTGGTTGCCATGTATCAACGTGTTTGCCACGGCATTCGTAGTACATGCCACCAGCCGCCTGAAAATGCCCACTCTTATCTGGCGGCCCGAGCTTGCTACCAATGCTCTGCTCGCAAGCGGCAAGCGTGTTGTACGTAATTCCGGGCATCATGCCTGCAGATGTCATTCGCGGCGGGTTCTGTATTTCACAGGTTCCCATCGTCGCAACGCAAAGAAATAACGCAAATATCATCATCATTTCCCCCTGACGCGTATTAAGGATTACGCGCGAGCGGAATCACAGACATCGCTACCACGGCCCCCCAGGCTGGCACCGCGGGCCGTTTCTATTTTAGCACGTCTTGTTATAGTCGCCATCGGAAAAGAACGATGCGCTTTTTCTGGGGCTCACCTAACGGTGAGAGGGATCGAGAGCCGTGGATCCAAAACGCCGAATGGCGCTTATGCTGGCGGTCGTCAGCGCGTTTGCGCTGGCCGAATACGATAATGCGTTCGGAGAACAGCTCGGATATAAACAGATTTCGATAAGAGAGTTGAGCCTCCATGAGGGACAACCATACTTAGACAGCGAAACTAAAATTGCCGTTTCCGGTTTTTACAGCACTCTTATTCATGATGACGGTCGCCTCTATTATTCGCGTACCGCGCTTGACTATCCAGATCCTTCTCAAAATCCCGATTACATGACCGTCAAGCTTGTAACCGAAAACGGTAGCCAGAGGCTGCGCGATTATCTCTTGCACTGCCAGTCGCTCAGTTGGTGCGAAGTAACAATCCTCGGTCATATCGGCCAATGTAGTGAACGCGTTTTATCTCGCGATCCATGGGGCAAACCCAGAGAGATTTTTAGATCAGTCAATTGCCTGGTCGCCGAAGATATGATGCCGGTGGGAACGCCAATGAATATCGAACCGCTGTCCCCCGGAAATATGAGGCCCAAAAACTAAAGGCGATCAGACGGCTTTCGGCGTTTCTTCGATTGCGCCGGGCCGCCGTTCGGAGTCATGCTCCTGCCGGTCGCGGCCCGATGCTGCGGCGGGGCTTTAACTATTTCGGTGATGAATTTCTCGAAGCGCGGCCACGCATCGGGAACGAGTTCGATTTCGGTATTTCCCTTAGAGCGTTTCGCCATGATCGCACCGTTTGAGGCGTCGAAGCTTAAACTCGAACGAGCCGCCGAACATCTTCAAGAGTTCGACCGCGAAGCGGTAGCCTACCTTAACAGCAAGCCTTGCGCCATCGTGGTCGAGCCGTTTCCAGGTGGCTTGTACGAACAGATGGGGACGCAATCTTGGAACGCGAGAATCCGAAAACCAGTCCCGACGAAATTCTCCGCGACGATCGGAGATGTGGTGCACAATCTTCGCACCGCGTTGGACTTGCTGATGTGCGATCTGGTCACCATCAACGGCAAGAGCGCGAAGGAGGTTTATTTTCCGTTTTGCAATACTCCCGCCGATTTGTCGGAGACAATTAAGGCGAGAAAAATTCACCGCGCTGGGCTAGACGTGGTGCAATACATCGAAGCTCTGAAACCATACAAGGGCGGCAACATCGCACTTCGCGCCATTCACGATCTCGACATAGCCGACAAGCATCAAGCCTTGTTGCCTGTGCTTGCCGGAGCGAGCGTGCCGCTTCGCGATCTTCTAGGGCCAAACATTCCAGAGTCAGTCGCCAATTTCCAAATCATCATCGAACGCGACGGACAAATGGTCATCGGAATCCCCGGTTTCTTGAAAGTCCCGCTCGGAACCGAAATTCCGGCGCGATTCTTCCTCGCCTTGAACTTCGCTCCAGGGATAGGGTTTCGCCCAGTGATCGAGGGTCTTCATGAACTCGCCCGTGAAGCGAATGGCATCTTCAAGGCGCTTACGTCGCTCCGCCCTGGTGCCGTATTCCCAGTTGTGCCGCCGACGAGACAGAAGGGCGGCGGCCCGTGAGCCGTCGCCCTGTCGCACCGGCCTGTCACGCGGCGCGGTTCTAGGGTTGCTATTTTGCTGAGTCAAGTATACCACTCCCTTCTCAAAAGCCTCCGCAATGCCTTTTGCGGCTGGTGATGGTGGGAGATACCCACAAGCAGAAACCACAAGCGTGCTGATTAAGACTGCCGTTCGACTGATCATTTTTCTACCGCTCCTTGCCCACGATCGCGAGATACTTCCCAGGCGGCCTTTATCTTTTCGACATAACTCAATAGCTGATTTGGCGAAAACAGGAAGTGCCCGTTGATCTGGCCGTACTCAGCCGCATGGCATCGTCGCGTCATTTCGTCCAGAGCCTTTTGCAGCGCCTCGATTTCATCAGCCTGCTCGCTGACAAGCCCGATGATATCAAGTGCGCGGCGCTCGCTCGGCTCCATCCCTAAAGTCAGTTTTTGCGCCACAGTCATCGTCGCACTCTTTGTTTAGCTTGTCGGCGGATCAGGCTCGGCATTTTCCGGTGCAACCCAGCAGGTGGGCGAGAGCGGGTCGTCGCGATCTCTCGGCACGTCAATATAGAATTTTGTAGACCGACCTGCAGCGCAGCATGTAGTCAAAGGCGGTTTCAACGCTCCCGCAATTCACAACTGGGGCAACGCAGAGCAGCAGCGCGCCCTTGAGAACAAAAATCATGGCCCGTCCTTTTGTTGTTGCCCATGAGTGCGAAATTCAGCGGCCATCTGAACTGCCCGCCGCATTTGGTTGATGTTTATTGGTGCAACCAGCCTCGACCCATTCCGACCCCATGACCTTGACCGGCGCGGTATTTGTCCATTTGCTTAACGCGGCAACGCATTCGCCAAAACTGCGGAAAGAAGAAGGTGCGACCTCTTTGTAAAAAGCAGCGACGCGCGGAGTATCAAATACGATGCGCTCACAATCTGCGGGGCCGTTCACCATGCATACCGTCCCAAAAAAATACCAAAGTGTGATTGCTACGAACATTTTCAACTGCTCCCTATAATGCCAGTATCATCAGACGAGTTTTCTCCCGTTCTCTTTTCGCTTATCAGCGCCAGACCGCACGATAAAGAAAATACGCAACGGCTACGCCGATCAAACCGATGCAAGCCCATCCTCCCCAATAAGCCAATGGAAGTATCCAGTAGGGGAGCATCGGGTGCGGTGTTAAACATTTTTCAATCTCCTCGCGGTCACTGCTCACATCTGCCAGTTCAATCGTGCAAGATGCCTTCGTCGTAAAGGCGTTGCCGTTGCGCTTTCATCGCTGCGGTGAACTGCTTGTCCAAGAACAACACGTGGCCGCCGCGCTCCTCGCTGCGCTCGATGACAAAAATCTCCGGCAGGTAACTGTACGTCGCGGCCGTCCACGTCGTCCATGCCGTGGCCGTGGCGCCGACCAAAAATCCGAGCGCAAACTTCATTGCCGTTCCCCCTTCCGCTCGAACGCCGCCGGCATCTTGTCCACCTCTTGGCACCCGATGACGTCCACGATCTCGGCGCGGAGATCGACCCACTTCACGAACCAGAGCCGCCAGTACCGCGGCAGGCGGGTGTAGAACCCGGTCGCCTCAAAGTCGCATTTAACCCCGTACGGCGACTGCGAGTCCATCTTCGCCGCGGCGAGGTCGGGGCGCAGCGCGTCGCGGAAAAAAAAGAAGTACCAGTTCATGTCGAGGTCGAAGCGGACCGTGACGACGTCGCCCTCGGCGTCGATCTCCTTGCCGAGCACGGTGTATATCTCGTCGCGCGGCGCGACGACGTGGCCCGGATCGCTGGGCCGGACAAAGTTCTGGCTCATGAAGACGCCGGCGCTCGGCACGTAGATGTCGTGATACGTCGTCCACGTCGCGTAGTAGTAGAACGCCCCCATGCACGGCGGCACGACGGCCGCCAAGAGGATCACCTTGGCCGCGCTGAACGCCGTCCGGCGCGGGCTGAACGTCGTCCTGGCGCCGTCGCGATCCTTGACGTAGGTCGCCCACCGAGCCGTCCTGCCGCAGGCCCGCAAGGTCTTCGGCATCAGCCAGACCGCCGCGCGGACCAGCGGCGCCACGACGCGGTCGGCGCGGTCCCAAAGCCGGTTGAACCGGGACGGCCTCGCCGCGGCCGCCGCCTTGGCCTCGCCGATGGCGAGTTCGCGCTCGATCTCCTCGCGGGGGTCGCTCACGCCGCCCGCCTCTCGATGGATTCGAGCGTCGCCCCGTCGATCGAGACGTCGCGGCCCGAGATGTGGAGCATCATCGGTTTGAGCGCGTCGTCGTCTTGGGCCTCGGCGGCCTTTCGGGTCAGCAGGCGCTCCGTGATCAGCGGGCGGAGCACGTTGTTGCTGAACTGCTTGATGCTGCGTCCGCCCTGCGTGGCGTCGAAGTACGTCGCCACGATGGCGTCGGCGTCGGCGTCGGAGAGTTCGACGACGTAGCCCTTGGCGGCGATCCCGGCGTTGATGTCGCGGACGTTCTTGCGGAGAATCGTCTTCGCCAGCGCCGGTGTGACGTTGTTGAAGACGACGACCTTGTCGATGCGGCCGATGACCTCCTTCATGAAGTAGGGCTGCCCCGTTTGCGGGTTGACCTTGGCCAGCAGCTTCTGCCGGACCACCTTGTCGTCGTCGATCTCGCCGGGACCGAAATCGTCGGCGGTCAGCACGTTGCTGGCCATGACCACGATGCAGTCCTTGAAGTTGACGACGTTGCCGCGCTCGTCCTTCATCTTGCCCTTGTCGTTGATCTGCATCAGCGGCTTCTGCATGTCGGGGTGGGCCTTCTCGATCTCGTCGAGGAACAGGATGCTCTTCGGCTGCTCCCGCACGGCGGCCGGAAGCGTCTTCGTCTCGCCGAAGCCGACGAGGCCAGGCGCGGCGCCGATGAGCTTGGAGACCGACGACTTGTCGATGAAGTCGCCCATGTTGTAGTCGATGAGCGGAGCGCCGTCGAACTCGGCCAGCCTCTCGACGGCCTCCGTCTTTCCGCAGCCCGTCGAGCCGAGCAGCAGGAGCACCCCGGCCGGCCGCGTCGGGTCGCTCAGCCCGGTTTCCCGGATGCGGTAGGTGCCGGCCAAGGCGTGAAGCGCGGCGTCTTGGCCGTAGACGTTCGCTCCCAGCGACTTCTCCAGGCCGAGCAGGCGGACCTCCTCGTTGTCGGCGCCGCCGACGCCGGTGGCCTTTGCAAACTTTGCCCGGACGTCGGCGACGGTGGCGTGCGGCTTGTCGGCGTAGATTTCCTTCTCCAGCGACGCCAGCTGCTCCCGCAGCACGCGCTCCGCCTTGATGTAATTGTCCCGCATCTTGGCCTCGTCGCCGGTGAGCGGAGTCACCTCGACCGGAGGATAGGTCTGCACCGTCTTGCCTGCGGCCTGCGCCTCTCGGCGCAACGCCTCGTTCTCCCGCTGCGCCTGCCAGCGCTCGTACCTGTCCTGAAGCGGCGCCAGCAAATTGCGGGCCTCGATGAGGTCGGCCCTGGCCTTGCGCACGGCGCCGAACTTCGCCGTCCACGCCGCGATCTGCGGGTCGATGACATCGCGCAGCGCGGCGGCGCGGTCGCGGACATCGTTGATCTTGGCCGCGCTCGGCCGCAGCGACGCCTTCAGGCTCTCCTCCTCGCCGAGCAGTTGCGCCAGCGCCATCTCCTGCCGGAGCAGGTCCACCGGCTTGCCGTACTGCGCGATGTTGATCCCGGCGGCGAGCCGGTCGGCGAACTCGATCAGCCGGTTCGGGCTTTGGCCTTGGAGCCGGCCCTCGTAGCGCTGGTCGAGGCGCACGATCTCGGTGACGACGTCGTCGCCGATCACAACGCGGTGCCTCCGCTCCAGGCCGGGGACGGCCTGCCGCAGGATGGCCTTTGCCTCGTCCGATCCGCGCTCGCCGACCCTGATCTCGTCGAAGAACCGCGAGAACAGCGTGCTGGTCTGCGCCAGCGCGTCGCGGCTCTGCGGCTGCGCGGTGACGATCGCGGAGACGCGGTCATGCTCGAGGGCATCGATCAGCGAACTCATCAGCCGGCGGGCGCGGTCCGGACCGCAGTTGGCGACGAAGTCGTCGACGCGGTCGATCACCAAGAGGCTGTCGCGTTTCGACAGCAGGTCCATCGCGGCGTCGAACTGCGAGACTTGGTCCGCCGCGGACAGCCTGAAGAAGGCGTTGAGGTCGAACACGAAGTAGCACTTCTGCAGCAGCGCCGGCGACAGCTCGCCGAGCGCGGCCTTGTTGAGCAGCGACAGCAGCAGCGCCGACTTGCCGACGCCTTCCTCGCCGACGACGCAGACGCTGTCGGTCTCCGACGACGTCAGGACTTCCTGCGCGGCGGCGACCTCGTCGAGGAAGCCGACGACGCGCGGGATCTGTGTGCCGGCGGTCTCGGCGGTCGGCTTCTCGTAGCCGTCCTCGCCGACGAAGCGGGCCAGCCGGTTGCGGTACTCAAAGAAGTCGACCTCGCGGAGAAACGAGAAGCCGTTGACCTCGCGGGTCGGGATGGAGCGGGGAAGCGTCATGCAATTTGTCCTTTTGTTTGAGTTGGAAATTCGCGAACGCGAAGGGATTCTGGCCACTCGTCGGGGTCGCCACCCTTGCTTGACCGCAGGTACAACGGGTAGCCGTCGCTCAGAGGTGCCGCTCCGAGCTGCTTCACGAAGCAGGCGACACCGGCGTTGCGGCATTGGGCGACGATGGAGTCGGCCCACTCGATCTGCATCGGTCGCGCGCGCGGGCCGCTTTCACCACCAATTATAATCCAATCAAGACCGTTGAACTGCGGGGGCTTTCCGCCCCGAGTTTTTGTGTCCCACCATATTGAATTGAAAGGCTGTACTAGTGGGATCGCATTTAGATCAATCGGACCCAGCAACGGTTCAGCGCTGATGAACCGGACTGCGGCCGGCGTCTGCAACAACAGAGGGATGCGTTCGTCGGCCTCCTCTTGGCGCTCGCAGGAGACGCCGAGCCAGACGTTCGGCAGCGGCCGTTCGATCACCCCCGCATTTCCCTGCCAGCCACGCCGATATTTGTGCGCTATGTCAGCCGCCTTCTCCGTGATCCGATCTGGCACTTGTTTCATAGGCCACGTTGCGAAGTAATCGCGCATCCGATCCGGGCGCTTCGTCAGCACCTGAAACGTATGCTGCGGGCACAGCGCCATGACGGCGAAGACGCGGTCCATCCATTCGTCTGGACAATCCTCGTGGAACAGATCGCCCATCGAGTTGACGAAGTAGGTCGTCGGCGTCTTGAGGCGCAGCGGCGCCATCAGCGTCGATTCAGGAGCGAGCGCTAGCTTGCCGGTCCAGACGGCGTTGCCGTTCACCTTCTTGGTCGCGCCGTCATAGTGCGACGACCGCATCGTTTCGATCCGCGCCGCCATCTTCATGGCGTAGCAGTTCGTGCAGCCCGGCGAGACGATTGAGCAACCAACAACCGGATTCCACGTCTGTTCGGTCCATTCAATGTTTGACTTGCCGCTCATTGTTTTCCTTTCAAGGCGTTTACGCCTCGCACTGTTTTTCGAGTTCGGCCACAATCTTATCCAGACTGTCGAGTTCAGAACGTAACTCTCGGCAAACATGCTCAGTTTTCCGAAGATCGCGGCGAACGACGTTGGCGTTAATTTTTGCTTCTTTCAACGCGATGACAAGAGATTTTTCTGCGTCATTAATAACCGCCGTCAAGAACTTGGCGCGAAACCTACTGTAGTAATTTATTGCCGGATTACGATGGCAACCGATCTGCAGCGCCGCAGTTGCGGACGGCGCTCCGGCCAGAAACGCGGCGAGCAACTTGGCGAACTGCTCAGCAGAGATCGAAGGCCTTCCGGTCAGCATGAAGGCGCTCTCCATCCAGAAATCTTGATCGGCGCGTCTGTATGCTGCGGAAGCCTCGGCAGAACCGTGATCAGGGTTTTGGTCATGGGATCGTAGACTATTGGCAATTCTTTGCCGCGGAACGCAATGAGCATGCGCACATTCCGTTCGCTGACCTTTTGAATGCTTCGGCCATGGCCGCTTTCGATGAGCGTGATGATGGCTTTGACGGCGGCGCCATCCAGTCGCAGACCGAATCTTTCCTCGGCCCGCTCAAAAGCATGTGAGCGACGGCGGTTTGGATCGTCGCTGAAGCGATAGCCGTCTCGCTCTACGAGGTCAGCAGTCTCGCCGAAGTTATAATACTTCCCTTGCGCCACCAAGCCTCGCTGAACGCGGTTTATTTGACTGCGCCAAGCGTCCTCGATCTGAGTCGGCCGCTGGAATCTCTCGGTCATCGCGCCGACATATTTGGTGCGCTCGTGGACCTCGCCGGCATGCCATTCCTTTGCAGAGACGGACGATGCTGCCTCGTCATAGGAACGGTCGTCGTCCTCGTGCCCGGTCAGAGAGACCGCTCGTCCCGACGCCTCATAGTTCGCCATGTAGAACTTCTTCAGGAACCACGCCGACTTGTCGCGGTTGGCCTTGATTTCGTCGATCGTCACGGCACCCTCGATCACGGCCAGCATCATTTCCTGGCAGATGTCGGCGCGCATGTGCTCGGGATAGGCTCGCGGAACTAGCGCGTTGAGCGCGAGCAGGTCCGCATGCTCAGGCCGCTGCATGGCGATGAACGGATAACATAGAGCGACGCGACGCGGGGTTGCGATGCGCTTCGATTTGATGAGAGATGTCCATTGCGCCGGAAGCGTTAGGCTGTCCATATCGCGCGCGTACCAGGCCATCGAGGATGCGGTTCGCCCGAGCGCCGGGGCGACGACCTCTGGCGTACATCCCCGCTCGATGAAATCTCTCAGAGCATCTTTCTCGGCCCGCGTCCACCACGTCCGCGTACTGTACAGGGCGCCGTTTTGATAGCGATTCGTGCCGATCTCGAAACTCTTAGCCGGCTTCTCTGGCACATCGATGTTTGCGGCCGCTCTGATCTTTACCATCAGCGCCCAAACCGATTTGAAAGTGAGGTTCAAGGCTTGTGCCGCCTCCTGCAAACTCGGAGCAGGACTGGCCCCCACGGTCATGGCCATCAACATTAGCACGACTCTGATGCTAACTTTCCTCGACGCGAAAAGCGTTCCGCTGGTAAGCGAGAATTTAGTCCCACAGTCGCGGCAATCCCACATCGCCCCACGATCGCTGCGGGCGCGCTCATAAGCGTTTGCGGCGCCACATCGCGGGCAACGAGATCCGTTTGGCCAGCGGATGGATTGAAATACTTTCTCGCCGGCGATTTCGTCGAAACTTGATGCGCGTTCAAGCGTCATCTCTCTCACGGCCGCCGAGAAAAGGAAGTCGTTGTTCTCCAGTATCCCATCGTATGGCGACTCATTTAACACCGGATTGATGAGAGTCAGCCGATGTTCTTTGTAGAACGGCTTGCGACCGGCGTTGTGCCTTGAAATTCCTGGCAGCTTGTGCCAGGAGTGTCGGCGAGATCTTGTGCGGGACGGCATCAGATAACCTTTCCGATCTTTCGCGACCTCTTCGGCGGCCAACGGCTCGCGCTTCGCAGCGGCGGGGAAGACCACTTCCGTTTCGGCTTGGCACGCTTGCCTTCGCGGCGCTTGCGTTCTCGCTTTATCAGAACCCTGTCGGGATATTGGCCGTGCTCGCCTCTGACGTAGGTTTTTATAAGGTGGCTCCCGGCAAACTCTGGTCCGTGCGGGCGGTAGAGCAGGTAATCCGCATCGTTCGCCGGCGGCTCGTAGTATGTTTTCTTGCCGAGGCCGCGCCGGTATCTCGGCCTGGCTGCCAGCGGGGGATCGTGATCGAGCCGCAGGTCTGTTTCGCGGCAACCTAGCTTTTTGGCCAGTATCGTCAATTCCTGATCGAGCGCCCATCGAAGGCTGCGAGCCTTCCTTGCCTTCTTGGCCTCTTCAGCTGCACGCCCTGGCGACAATCCGTCTGTCTGCCGCAGAGCCACGCAGTAGCGGACTTCCAGTGGAACGTGGGGACGGTAGAGGCGCGGCATCGGATCAGTGGTTGCCCCGGGTGGTGTACCAAGGCGGCGCCGGCAGCGTCGGCTTGCCGGCGCCGTCGGCTATGATCCGCTTCGCGAACGCAGACCTGATCCTGCTGAAGGCCGGCGACCTGTCGCGGTCGGTGAGCGTGCGACCAAATAGCCAGTCGATGTAGTTGGTGTCCGTCGACAGCCCCATAAGGCACTTCTTGAACTGGTCAGGGGTCAGCACGCTGACGCGCTGGTTGCCGCTGCGGGTGCGGTCCAGAACCATGCGGCGCCACAGCCACATGCAGAGCGTTATGTTCAGCGACATCCACAGCCGCCAATACGCCGGGTCGCGCCCCCATGCCGCATCGCATGCCCGGAGGAAGATGACCAACAACTGCGCGTTCTCCGCGGTCGTCTCCCTGGCGATCTGGATTGTCGATCCCCGGACCGTCGGCGTGTCGTTGCTCGACGCCGACCAAGCTTTCAAGACGCTCGACATGCTGACGATCGGGGACGTGCTCTGGCGCCGTATCTGGTCGTAGCCGATGAAGTCGCATTGGGCGCGGAGGAAACTAAGCGCGGCGACCGACTTCTCCAGTCCGCGCAGGACGTCGTCCGGCTTCATGCTGACTATGGAGGAGTTGAGCTTGACGAACTCCTCGCCCATCTCGGCGAGGTCGTCGAATATGCAGACGCGGACGTCGGCCATGACCTCCTTGATCCCGGAAATCTTGAACGCCTCGATACGGTGCTGGCCGTCGAGCAGGTAGGTTCCCTTGTCAGGACCTCGCTCGACGACGCCGATGGTCAAAACGCCGCCGAGGACATCGCCGCCCGGCCGCGCCAGTTCGGCGGCTATCGTGCGGACCTTCTCGTTCACCCGAAGCTGGCGCTGGAACGGCGGAAGTATCCACTCCCCGACTCCGTCGACGGACAAGATCATCGTGTCCATCTTGGTCCTCATGGCTTTCGGCGCGTGCTTCAACGGCACGACATGCGCTGTCATCCTCGTCTCCCTTTGGTTGCTCATTTCACCCGTTCCAATCTTCGTTCGTTAACTCTGGCGTTCTGCCGTCCATCAGATTTAGCGACCGATCGATGGTCGGCCACCCGGCGAGAGTTTCCTTTCCAAGATCGGCGAGAACTCCAACCGGAAATCCCATTCCCTCTTGTCTGGTCTTGGCCGCCAAGGCCCGCTCGATCTTGCGTCTGAGATTGATCAAAACGACGCCGTCGCGCTGGCCGTTGAGGCGGTGGCGGAGATCCGTCGCGATGAACTTCAGGACGCCGATCGATCTCGGCGACGACGTGCGCAGCGCGGAGATGGCCCGCTCGACCTCGTCGAGCTGCTCTTGAACCGAGAACGCAGTCTTCACGCTGCCCTCCAGACTTTTGCCTTCATGCCGCTGTCGTTGGTGCGGCGCTCCCCGGTCGGGACGATCAGCGGCAGGCGTGGCGGAACGGGTTTGGAAAGCTCGCTCAACCGCGGCCTGATCGACAGGACGGACTCGCCGAGCCTCGCCGCGACTTGATCGGCGGAGAGGCCGGAACGGCCGGCGGCGGTGATCTCGGCCATGACGAGATGGCGCAACGTTTCGGCACGACTGAGGATGGCACGCGCGGCGTCGCGGGACGTCGTCCCCTCCTTGAACCCAGGCGATTCTGGATACGGCTTGTCGCCGTAGGCGGCGTCCGCGATCCGGCTCACGATGCCATGCTCCGCCGCTCTGCCAACTCTCCGGCCGTGCCCTCGATCAGCATGTTGCTCTTGAACGTGGCCTCTTCCTTGATCGCCGCCCATTGACGGTCAAACGCAGCCACGAATAACCGATGCAGCTCGTCGACTTGGATTCTGAAGGCTGCCTTGGCCTGCATCTTTTTGAGCTGCGTCATCCGAACGGCGCGAGCGCTCCGCTTTCGCAAGCGCCGGTAACGGTCTCTTAGAGGCTTGTCGACCGTGCGCCAGCACCGGCCGCACATGATCTCGCCGTCAGCCGGATCGTCAGCCTTCGACTTAAACGATCGCCTGCAATGTGCGACGCAGCAATGGATGCGATCAGTCACGCCGCCTCCTTCATCTCGTCGATGTTTTTCTGGTGAACGGCGAAGGACAGACAGACGACGTCTGGGTTCGCCGCCCAAGATTCGTCGCCGTGCAGAGAGCACCATAGTTCCCTGAATCGTTTCTGCGCCGACATCGAGTTTGGGAAAATGCCAACGCCTTCCGTCACGGCGTCGTCGTAAGAGATGCTTTGCAGCCGTTCAATCTTCGTCGCGAAGACGACTAGCGTGATGCGGGAGAATGATCGCGGGCAGTGGATCGAAGGACGACCGCCAGTTGCTTCGGGCGTGACTATCCCGTCGGCGAAATAGCTCCACACCCGCGCGTTGTCGCCGTCGCGAATCTGAGGCCCGAACGACAACGGAAATCCGAAATGACCGTGAGAACAAAGGCGTTCCTTCACGTATAGGCGGTCACCTATCTTTACCCGCTCCCAACCAGAGACGGTCCAATAATGTGCTGGAGTAGTATTTGGCCACCGCCCGACGCGCTGCGGCGGATAGGCGGGAATAATCTTTGCCGACGAAGGTGTCAGTCCGGTTTTTGCCTTACGTTCGGAGTAGAGCAGCCTGCGCGTCATCGTCTTTCGTTTTGTGAGCAGCGCCAAAATCATGGCCTTGCTGAAGATGATCGGGATGTCAGCCATGCCTGCGGGCCTCCTTGGCCATCTGTCCAGGCGCGACGCCGACCATCTGCGCGGCAAGTTCCAGCACGTCGTGCTTGGACTTCTCAAAATCTTCCTTGCCCATCGCCGCGCGCGATTGCGACCTCGGGCTGCGGACGATCAGTTTTTTGCCGTACGGGTGCATCCAAGCATAGGCATCCCTGCGGCGGATGAAGTCGCCCAACGCTTTTGCCGCCTCCTCGCTCGAAAGGTTGAACTCCGACTCGTCGAACCAGTTCGTCTGCACCAGAAGCCACTTGCGAAAATGCTCTGGCGTCGGATAGCGCGGAGAATATGTCTCTGGGAGGTTGTCGAAATACTCTTTGAGTTGGGCGAAGTATGCGTTGTGCGACGCCATCGACCGTTCCGACGTCGGATCGAGGACGTGCTCGCTGCCGGCCTCGCCGAACTGCCGCTTGGCGACGTTGACGTAGCGCGGCTGCGGAACCATCGCGAGGCACTTCGTCAAGACGCCGTGCTGGTCGACGACATCGACCGACAGCCAGAAAAAAGCGATGGGTTGGTCGCGCCTGCTCATCAGATGTCGCTTCCCTCCTCTGGCAATCCGAACTCGATGATGACCGTTCCGTGCGCGGTCTGGCCCGGGCAGATCGTCATGCCGTCGTGATACTCGACGTCGGCCGGCGACCAAGGCCAGCAGCCGTCGCGGGCGTTGAGGATGAAGTGCGCGATCCGTTCGTGGAGAACGATCACCGCGCCGTCGACGGCGCCGAACAGCGCGAGGGCGATCATGATGGCGATCCTGACTCGCGTCGTCATCGGACCTGCTCCACCAAACGCCCAAGCTGGAAGTAGAACTCCTCGACGGCCGCCTTCGCGCGCGAGATGTAGACGTCGTCGCGCGCGACGGCGAACACCGGAGGCCGCGGCCAGCCGGTGTAGTAAAGGACGAGGTCCATCTCGTCCCAGCCGGTGACCAACATCGTTCCTTGGAGTTGGGCGCGATGCTCGGCAGGGAAGCCGCCGGCGCCGCGCTTGGCGACGTCGACCAAGAGGTGCGGAGCCACGGTCTTGATCTCCAACCCCTTGCGCTTGTCGACTTGGGAATCTGGTGAGCATCCGACGACGAAGTCCATCGACGGATTGTGGGCGCCGATGACGTCGAAAACGCGTATCGTGCGGCGGACGAAGCCAACCTGCGTGAGTTCGACGAAATGCGTCCGCGCGTACCATTCCCTGGCCTCCGGCTCCATCCTGTTGCCGCGCTCCATCGCTTCGGACCGGAATGTTTCGGCGACCTGGCCGGAGACGATCTCGCCGGCGAGCATCTTCATGTACTTGTCGCGGGTCGCGCTGGCCTCACCGTCTTTCCCTGCCGCCATGACGGTCGCCAGTTTCGAGACGGTGACGAGTCCTCGGCGCAGCGCAAACCAATCGTCGGAGCGCTGCGGGACAGTCTCGGCATCGAAGAACTCGACCTCGTCCTGTGGCAGTTTATTTTTGGTTGCGATTTTGCTCATCGGTATTTTCGCCGCGTCATTGCGGACCAAGTGTATCAGTCACAAACTTGGCAAAGAGTTTGGCTGATTGATCTCCCATGACGGCGAGCACCATATTGTTAAATGTGGCGTGGAATTGGAGTGCGCTAAACTCTCCCGTTTCTGGATCACGCACGCGGTACGCCGCCATCTTTAATTGAGCGAAGTCGCCATCAGCGATGATGCACGCCTCCCTACGCACAATATCACGCGGGTCGTATTGGTTTTCAGCCATAGTCAAAACTCCTGTCAGTCATGGCGCATCAGCTTGCGCGATTGTATTCGTTAATCGCCGTATGGACGTTACCGCCAATGTATTTGATGTCGTCATGGTCCGTAACCCGGTAAAGACCTTCAAGATTCAGTTCTAGTTTCTTGTGAGAGTTTTGACCAAAACTGCCAGCAAACTGTACCCAATGACCGGCTACCCATTCGTCTAGTTCTTTTTTTGTGATCTCATGGCGCTTCATCGAATTTCCTCGTACTTATTTATCAGAAGCTATTGTTTCTTGACCTTGTTCTTCGCCGCGTAGTCCTTGCAGGATTGGATGGCCTCGTCGAACTGGTGGGCCGGCAGCAGCATCACGGCGGTGATGCCGTAATGCTTGCAGAACTTGGCCGCGGTGACGCCGCAGGCCTCGATCTCGGCCAGCATCGTCTTGACCTGCGCGCCGTCGATCGTCGGGACGCCGCCGTCGAGTTCGCCGTCGTCGGCCCCGGACAACGCCGTTTGGTTGGTCGGCGCGGCGACCCTGCGCTTGGCGCCGTCGTTGTCCTCGCCGACGATGGTGAGGTCGAACATCAGAACCTTGAGGTACCGCCGACCGTAGCTCATCGTCGAGCCGATGCCTTGGACCGGAGTTTTGTTACTTTTGCCCTGGCTTCCAGACGTGTCGGCCGGGAGGTCACAGAAATAACGCCGAACATGGCCCTCATCGTGCGACAGATCGCAGACGACGCGGTAATGTCCCGCGAGCGGCGAGTCCGCAGTACCAAACGACATCGAAAGGCCGTTGGCGTGGGCGATGCTGTCGATGCTCTTGCTGACGTTCTCTAACGAAGCGTAGCTGGCTTTGTCGGTTTTCTTGTCCTTGACGATCCGCGGCATGGCGACCTCCGCCAACCGCAGCGCGACGTTGAACGCCTTGGCCTGCTCGCGGGCCTCAAGTTGCACTTGCGCCGCGAGAATTTTGTCCAGCTTGTCGGCGTCAAAATCTGGATTCGCCGCCAACTGCAGGATGATTTTGAGAAGGCTCGTAGGTGCCGCCTCAGACTGCTCGACCTTGGCGACCGCGGTGCCCTTCGGCTTCGGCTCCGCGACCTCGGCCTTCTTCGCCGGCTTTGACTGCTCAGCTTTCGGCGCGACCCCTTGCAGGAGATCGCCAGAGTCTTGCTCTTTGAGTTTTGCCTTCGTCACGACACCGCTCCCAAGCTGAGGATAACGTACTTCCTGTCCAGGCCGCGGACCGGGGCGATGCATCCCGGTCCTATCCCTTCGAGCCTTGAAGTGATCAGCTTCTGGACTTCGCGCCCGGTGTAGGTGCCCTTGCGGTCGTCGTACTCGCGGAAGCGCAACACATCACCGACCGCATACTTGCGATCGTTGAGACGGAGATCGAACGTCCTCGTTCCGTCCGCGATCGGCCCGAAAAAGTCGGGCCACGATTTTAGTTCATGCGTCGTCATTTCATCCTCCAGATTTTCTAGTCTCGACCCGTCACGTCTCGTCACGTCATGTCGGGGCTGGTCTTAAAGTTCAAATTCCACCATCGGCTGCGACTTGCCTTCCTTGACCGACAGATTCGCCGGAATGGAATAATCCGGTATCGTTTTCGCGGCGTTGTCCATCGCCATCGCGAGGGGCTTGTTCTGCGAACCTTTCAAATAACCCAGATGATGCCCTTGCGCCCAAACCTGCACGGCGTTCCGGTCGTACGGATTGCTCGGCTCGCGCCTCAGAATCAGCGGCTCCCCGTTCGGAAGCCGCGCCAGAAGATCGACCATACCTTGGCCACGAAACTTGGTGCCGACGAGGGCTACGATGGTTTTCATATTTTTACTTCCCGACGCTCTAGCGGCTGTTGCTCTGCTTTTGCAAGCGCTTCATTGACCACCTCAAGCGGTGTTCTGTCTTCCCGCTCTGTTGGAAGGACAGGCTTGTGCGCATTAAGGATGAGGATCAGGTGCTCAATCTCAGCTTGCGTAGGCGGCTTATCAAACTCGATCCTGAAGCTGTTCGTTGCGGACACCGGACCTCTCAATTCTTTTGCTCCGTATTTATTGTCCTTCAAATAAAACATCACGAGGTTTTCTAGGGCTTGAGTCCGTTTTTGCTCAAGCGTCTGCTTATCCGTCATCGCTGTCACCTGACGGCCTCTTCTTTCATCGCGCGACCGACAACCCCAATCTCGATGCAAGCATCAGCCGCCATCGACGAAAGGACGGCGCGCAAAGATTCAAGTTCGACGGACAGCTTTTTCAAATCGCTGTCGCGCTCACGTTCACCGCGTATCCGCTCCGAATTAATTGCGGCTTCTTTGATGTTGTTGGCCGCCTTCAATGAATCGGTGTCTTGCAGCACCCAGCTCGTTCGGCTGATTGAGAGAGAAGATACTTTGGATGCGTATCCATCCGGTAAGCCACGCGCCGATGGCGCATCATATTTTATGATCCGCTCGATCCGCTCGACGATTTTGCGCAGTTCGCTGAACTTGTTCGGGAGTTCGGCAGTCATCGTTTGCGCTCCTCGATCATCGCGTCTACCGCCAAGTAGACCCTCTTAGCCAAGTCGCGATAAGTGGCGTCCGAAGGCACCTTGGCCGCGATGTATCCCTGCAACGCCATCCCGGCGAACCAATCGTGGAGCGTCATGCCTTGAATGGTCACAAACTTCAGGTCGTTACTGATCGCCCGATCATCCACGATGGTAGGGAAGGCGGGGCCGCCGGTTTTGTCTTCGCTCATCGGACGACCTCAGCCTTGAACGCCTCGACGATCTCGCCGCCGCGATTCCTGACGTTGTGATCGGAGCAGCCAAAGCACATGCGTATCGGCCTGTCGGTCCGCCCCTTCCAGCGGACGATATTGACCGCCGGCCTGTTGCACGGGATGTAAAAGCCGCGGGAAAGTATCGATGCCTCCTCGCAGCCACCGGGAACGGCTTTGAGTTCGATCATCGAACGGTCGACTTCGGCTTCCGGCCGCAAGTCCCTCCCGCCATTTGCTGGTTGTAGCCGACCGTTTTTGCCCAAGCCCGGTAGGCTTGTTCCTTGGCGGCAAGCGGGATGAACGGCCAGAGTTTGTCCCTGTCGAGCAGGGCCTCGTTCTCGACCACGGCAAACGGTTCCGTCGCCATCGTCGACAGCGTGCCGTCGGCCCCGCGCGTCCGCATGATGTCGGCCGGCTTGACGAGCGTCGCGATGTGGGCCTCCTGAGCTCGACCAGCCGCGAGCGCGGCGTCGACCTTGGCCTCGCTTGCCACGGCCTCTTTCTGCTCGGCCACGGTCTCTTTCTGCTCGGCGATCTCAGGCTTGCGCGCCCGCTCCGCGGCGAGGCGGGCATCCTCGGCCTCGCGCTCCGCCTTGGCCGCCGCATCGTAGGCGGCCTGCGCTATTCTGGCCTCCTCTGCGGCCGCGAGCCGGCGGCGCTCCCGCTCCGCTTCCAGAATCCTGGTGTCGTAGTCGGTGAGTTCGTCGTTGAGGACGTCGGCGGCGCCGGCCTTGTTCTTCTTGTCGCGGCGCGTCAGCTTGTCGATCCAGCCAAAGAAAAACTGGTCCACTGCCTGACCGCCGCGAAGGTATGGCTGTTTTTCCTTGTCGTGCCAGGCGTTTAGCGCCTTCGCGGTGTCGCGCATCCGCTTGATCAGCGACGTGACCTTGCCCTTCGTCTCGTCGTCGATCTTCTTCAGCTTGCCGGTCTCCGGATCGCACATGAGGGCGCGCGCTTCCTCGAGAAGGGACTGAACGATCTTCGGCTGCTTGGCGTACTCGTCCTCGAGGAACGCCGTCACGACGAGGGCGAAGTCGCCTTCCTCGGCGGCGATCGAACGGGCGAGGGGAGGGCTGTTTCCTCCGATCTTGAGGCGGTCGTCCATCTCGGCTGCGTTGCTCACGTCTTCTCCTTGTCTTGGCGCGATTCGACGATGCCCCAAATCTTCATGGCGTCCTCGTCGCTGCATTTGATGAAATAGTTGTAGGGGTGTTCGCAGAAGCTACCCCAACCTCTCCAAGCGTCGGCATTTTCTGCCGTTCGGCGTTCTGCTCCGACAAACATTCCGACGGCCTGCAACTCGTGCAGGTCTATCGACCGCATGATCCGCAGCGCGTTGTGGAAGCGGTCGAAGGTCAACGGTATGGTATGTTTCTGCGGATCAGGCCCGACATTGCCCAAGTGAACGACGTCGCAATCGCAACGCAAATAATCCAGCCGAACCGGCGAGATCAAAAAACCTTCGGTGAACTGGTTGCCGCCCCTGATCGTCACGAACGGTGAATGGCCGGGACACGGCGTGATCCAGTATTCGTGGCTGCTGTAGAGCCAATCGCCGCCGAAACGGGACTTCTCCAAGATAAAGATCGCCCGGGCCAGCAGGTGCACGTCTCGGCTGTTGGAGATCGGGGCACCGCCGACGCCGAAGGCTCGCCAGTCGGCGAGCGACATCGAGTCCAACTTGTAGACGAACCATGTTGTGGGGGATGCCATCGCTCGCTCCGTTCCGGCCCTTTCGGCTCCGACGTGAACGGAATATAGGTAAGTAATTCCCCATTGTAAATGGGGCATAGTCGGCCAATGCGGGGTAAGCGATGACGATCTATTTTCTTCGTCCAGGCAATCGCCCGTGCGTAAAGATCGGCTTCACGACCAATCTCCGAGAGCGGCTCAAGGATTTACGGATGCACAGTCCAGACAGAATATGTCTGATCGGACTGCAAGAGGGGGACATTGTTGACGAAAAATCATTGCACAAGACCTTCTACGAAGATCGTATCCGAGGAGAATGGTATCGTTTGAGCAAGAGACTTCGCAATTATATTGCGGATTTGCCGCCGCAACATCTGGAGGTGAACTTCCCGAGTCGACAGGGAATGCTCCATAATGTAGATAACGTTTGGCGCGTTGAAGGCGGTACCGCGCTTGAACAACCATCAACCGTAGAAGCGGCAGAAGATATGTTTTATTCGACGGTTCTCCGGCAGAATCTCAAAATCCTCGTATCGACATATTCAAGGAAGACGGGGCTGACCGAGAGCGCGATCAGCA